CTATAGATATATAGATGACCGAATGATACCTTTTCGGTTATTGATTTGCAATAGGTGGCCATGTTATGCCACCTCTTCTTTAGTTATCAGCTCAAAATCATTTAATTCTGCAACTTCATTAAATATTTCTTTGCAAATATATTCCAGAACATAATCTATTAGAATATTATCTTTGTTATTTTTTGCTTGTTCAAAAGTGTAGAATGAAATAAATCCACTATATGACTTAGTTCTTTGATTTAAGTATTGAATAAAATCTTGATCTTGTAAAAAATAGGTATTTAACTCGTTAGCCTTATCTTTATCAACCTCACAATCTACATTATCAGTTGTAAAATTATATTCTCTAGGACTATATAAAGATAAGTTTTTAAAGTCTATATCAATCTCATATTCCTCTAATATAAACTCAGATAACTCATTACAATAATCATCAATATAACTTTTGTAAGTTTCTCGATAATCTATATCTTCCCAAGTGTTTATATAACCTTCATGCTCATACATTTCAATTCTGCTATCTATTAAATCAGAATGTTCTGAATAATAAAAACCACCAAATCTAACATTTACTTTAATATTATTAGACATTAGACACCTCTTTAAATAGTTCTAACTGAGTTGGATTATTAAAGTTATCAGTAAATGCTCCAAAAGTTATAGTTGTTGATATTCTTTGTAGTTTTCTTATTGGCGAATAATCTCCGTCATCTATAGTAATAAAACTGTATTGAATACCTTGGTCTTTTAGATTATTAAGATATAAAGTTGCATCACAATCTTCCTCTAGATAATAGTTGTTATTGTCCTCATAAGAGAAACGGCTAATATGTTCTATACTAGCGTTAGTTTTATTAAATAAGTCTTTGGACACTTTTAACCAAGCGTGGCCACCATCTTGGTGAAAATCAAAAATTAAATGTTTCATATTTATTACCTCTAACTACTATTATAAGGATAACTTACAAAATGTAAAGAGATAATATTATTAATATAGATATATGTATGAGTTTCTAGGAATTAATAGCATCTTCTTTGTTAGTGGCTCATACACTCAAATAAAATTACATTATTTTACAAATTGTAATGAATATCATGTATAATATATATTACATATTAATTAATACGGAGTAATAACAATATGAATAATACAAAACAACTTAATGATGTAGATACTACAGAATACGGTATATATTTTGCTAACTTAGGAGCATACAATTCTGGCTCTTTGCTGGGTGGGTGGCTTTATCCTTTGCAATATAACAGTTTTGAAAACTTTGCTAAGGCAATAAAAAGTATTACAAGAAATGCTGATGAAGTAGCAATACATGATTATGATAATTTTCCAAATATGGGAGAGTATCCAAATCATGAACAAGTTTATAATTTGGCTCATGCATTAGAACAAAGTTCTTTATCTTCAGAAGTATTAATAAAACATTATGACAGTAATTATTACGGTAATTATGAAGACTTAGAAGATGAAATTAGTTCTATAGAAGATAGTTATATAGGCGAATATGACAGCTTTGATGAGTATGCGAATGAAATAGCAGACCAAGATATAGAATGCTTAGTAAACAAAGATGCAAGAGACTTTGTATATCGTAATTTTGATTATAAAGGTCATGCCAGGGATTTAGAACATTCTTATAACGTAATAAAATTAGATAACTATAATGTTGCTATATTTAATGAATAATCAAGATCATACACAATAAACAAAGGGGAGTATTAACTCCCTTTTTTTATACATGTTTTTTACAAATAGTAATGAATATCAGTTATAATACTTATATGTTAAACAACATATACGGAGGTTAATTAACATGACATTAATAGTAGACTTTAGAAATTGTGAAAAAGAAACTCAAGAAGAATTGAATAAATACCAATTTGAAATAGGTTCTTATATGGCAGCAATCGGAATGAGTAAAATTACTTGCGACAACTATAAAGAGGTATACGCAAGACTGGTAATATTCAACGCTTCAATATTTGATAACAGCGAACCCTGGTTAAATCTTGATATGTGCCAGGCTTTAATAGGGGCCAAGTTCAATATTAATGATGAAAGCAAATCCCAGTTTAGTACCAGGATGTTGAATCGTTGTATTGAAGATATTGATCAAAGAGAAACTAAATCCCAAGAGGTGGCGTAATGGATATAAAACATTTAGATGCATATATTGGAATGAAAAAAGACACCAAAGGAGCTTTTGCTAATATGGGAGAACTAATAACTTATGACAGCAAAAGAGTTGCTTTGCATAACTTACTAGGCCAAACATTAGTAGTAACCGAGCATGAGGGTGGCTTTTATTTGCTCAGGAGCGGTAATTGGGAATTGTCCTGGAGTGATAAAAAGGTTGATGCCTGGAATAAGAAACAAGGACTAACTAAAGACCAAGTAAATAAAATAGTTGATTTTAGTTTTTGTAATCATTACAGGAATGAAGTCTTTGAAGAAAAATTTAAACGCAACAATACCAGACAAGATATTAGTTATGAAAAAAGAAAAGTATCTTATAAAGAACAATTAGAAAAGTATAAAACTAAAGGATATGTTTTAGATGTCGTAACTGGGTTATGGGCTTTATCTAAAAGCAAACAAAAAAAGGTTGGCAATATATATTAAGATCATAAGATCATAAAAGGGGAGCATTAGCTCCCTTTTTTTATGTCTACAATATACTAGGTTCCCTGGACCCCCCATTTTTATATAGACACAATAATAGTTTTGACCCCCCCACCCCCAAAAAACAGACCCTATAATATATATACATATACAAGTACAGGATTTCTCTCACACAATTTTAATTTTTAAAAGAATCTAGTATTTTTTATTTTTGATGATACAATCGCTATAAGGCGGGTGTGGTCAAACTTGTACTTCATATTACCTCCGTACAGACTGCACCCAAATTATTATAGATATGGAAAAAGATATGATAATGAATGTTCCTTCTGCACCAGACATGCAAGGGACTCCTATGCCCCCAAATTCGTCTATGGAAATGCAACCACAAATGCCTATGGGCGAAGTTAGCCAAATGGAAATGCAAGAAGCTCAAGAGGGATTAATACAAATCTTACAAGTTATTGAAACACTCATTCAGCAAGGCTTAAGTGAAGATGAAATAATCGAACTTTTAGCGCAATACGGTATTACTGAGGCTGAATTAGAACAAGCAGCTCAAGTACTAGGCGTAGATATGGCGCAGTTGCTTGGCGGAGCACAAATGGAGCAACCGCAAATGGAAGTACCGCAACAGCCTATGATGATGGCAGCTGGTGGTGCATTATCTAATCAAGATATATCTATAGCTCAAAGTATGCTTACACCAGACAACGAACCTATGTTTCAAAGCAGATCTCCAGAAGAGCAAATATTTTCTTTAAATAATCGTATTAATAATCTTATGACATCTTATGAAATGTTGTTAAGAAATAATGAATTTGATAGAGCACAAGAGGTAGCAGATCTAATTGATGAAGTCCAACAACAAATTATTGCTATTCAATCACAAAATGTTGAACAAATTGCTCCCTTAGCTCTTCCTTCTCTTTCTGGTGAACCAGTTGCCCCTACTGTTGCTCCATTACCAGGTGAACCAATTGCACCTGATGCACCATTTGTACTCCCTGGTGAACAATTAGTTCCCCTTGCAAGTGAAAAGCTTGTGCGAACTTATAAAGATAACGTTGGTAATATTTTTTACGAAATGGCAGATGGGTCTTTTGGAAATGAAAAAGAGGGAAGAATGGGAAAAGAAATGTTTTTTACATTATTTCCCTCTGCAAAACCTATAGCTCCTGAAGGTATAGGATTAGGTCAAAAAAAAAACTAAATTTTAGTACTGGTAGTGACATAAAAATAGACGACTTACCTGAAGTTAGTTCTATACCAAATGTCAGCACTATAAGACCATTAACTCCCTCAGAAGCTCGTGAAGCTTTTGGTGGTCCTCTTTATCAAATATTAAATACTAGCGGACAACGCTTGGTTGATAGAATGGGATTACGGGGCAAAGGCGTTGGTGGATTTTTTGAATCTATAGTAGGACCAGGAGGTAAATTAAAACTAAGCAAAACAGCTATGGCTAAAATAAAACCCTTACTACAGCAAAGAAAAAGAGAAGTTGATTTGTCACAAAATGTTGATCCAATAGAAAGAGCAGCGGCACAAAAAAACGTTAAACAAATAGAAAAACAAATAGATAAAATCATAAGAGATGACCAATCCTAATTTTTCGCACTTATCTGATTCAGAGATACGCGAAACACTTATGTTGCAAGAGCGTCTTGCTTTAATTGAACAACAAAAGCAGTGTCAAAAATCTTTTTTAGATTTTATTAATTATATGTGGCCAGAGTTTATTTGTGGCAGACATCATAAAATCTTTGCACAAAAACTAGAAGAAGTTGCTAACGGTACATGTAAACGATTAATCGTTAATATGCCACCAAGACACACCAAATCCGAGTTTTGTTCTACGTATTTTCCTGCTTGGATTATGGGTAAGCAGCCCAACCGTAAAATAATGCAAACGACTCACACAGGCGAGCTAGCAGTAAGGTTTGGTCGTAAAGTTAGAAACATGATGGATACCGAAGAATATAAAAAAATATTTAACAAAGTAGAACTACAAGCTGATTCTAAATCTGCAGGACGTTGGGAAACAAACAAAGGCGGCGAATACTTTGCTGCTGGTGTAGGTGGAGCCATAACAGGTCGTGGTGCTGATTTGTTAATTATTGACGATCCACACTCAGAACAAGATGCACTTAGTCCTACAGCTATGGAAGCTTGCTGGGAATGGTACACTTCTGGTCCTAGACAACGTTTACAACCAGGCGGAGCTATTATATTGGTTATGACTAGGTGGAGTTCACTAGATCTTACAGAAAAGCTATTAGAAGCCCAAAAGGAAGAGTTAGCTGATCAGTGGGATATTGTAGAGTTCCCTGCTATTTTTGAAGACTCTGGTAATCCTTTGTGGCCTGAGTTTTGGGATATAGACGAACTTAATAAAGTAAAAGCTTCGTTACCCACACAAAAATGGAATGCCCAGTGGATGCAGACCCCAACATCCGAAGAAGGTTCTATTATCAAACGTGAATGGTGGAATCCCTGGAAAGCTGATTCCTTGCCCCCTGTAAAATATATAATACAAAGTTATGATACTGCCTATAGTAAGAAACAAAACTCAGACTATTCTGCTATTTCTACTTGGGGTGTATTTCAACCTACTCCTGACGATCCAGATTCTATTATTTTGCTTGATGCCCAAAAAGGTAGGTGGGACTTTCCTGAACTTAAACGGGTAGCCTACGAAGAATATAAATATTGGGATCCTGATATGACTTTAGTAGAAGCTAAGGCATCTGGTACGCCGCTTACACACGAACTACGTAGATTAGGTATTCCTGTCGTAAATTACTCTCCGACCAGAGGACATGATAAGTCTACAAGGATGCACTCTGTTGCGCCTATATTTGAATCTGGTTTAGTTTGGGCACCACAAAAAAAGTTTGCAGAAGATATGATTGAAGAGTGTGCAGCCTTTCCTTTTGGAAAAAATGACGATTTATGTGATACTATGTCTCAAGCCCTAATGCGTTTTAGGGAGGGCGGTCTAGTTTCGCTACATGATGATTATGCAGACGAAGAAAGAGCGGTAATTAAAAGGGCATATTACTAATGGCAATAGAAAAACAAGACAACACCCCAGAGCCAATAGATTCTTTACAAGGTACTGAAGATATGACGGTTGCTGTGGAGGCAATAGAAGAAGCAAACGAAGAGGATTTTGAATTACAAGAAGACGGCAGTGCTATTTTAGGCGGTATGGAAGATACGCCAATAGATGAAGGTTTTGGATCTAATTTAGCTGAGTTCTTAGACGATAATCAACTAAATACAATATCTATAGAACTTACTGCAGGTATTGAAAAAGATAAATCTTCCAGAGAAGACTGGGAAAAAACTTATACAGACGGTCTTAAATACTTAGGCATGAAGTTTGATCAAGAGAGGTCAGAGCCTTTTGCTGGTGCATCTGGTGTTATACACCCTTTGTTAGGTGAAGCTGTAACTAATTTCCAAGCTCAAGCCTACAAAGAGTTATTACCTTCAGGTGGTCCTGTAAAAACCCAAGTAGTTGGCAAATACGATTCAGTAGTAGAAGAACAAGCACAAAGAGTTGCTGATTTTATGAACTATCAAATTGTGCATGTAATGGAAGAGTTTGATGAAGAGTTAGATCAAATGCTTTTTTATCTACCTTTAGCAGGTTCAGCGTTTAAAAAAATATATTACGATGAAAACCTTGGTCGTGCTGTATCTAAATTTATAGCACCAGAGGATTTAATTGTTCCTTACTTTTCTACTGACTTAGAAACCTGTCCTAGAATAACAAATGTAGTAAAAATGCCTGAAAATGAGCTTAAAAAACTGCAAGCTATAGGTTTTTACAAAAAAATTGACGTAAGCAATAGTAATTCTCCTGTAAATAGCCAACTTCAAGAAGAAATAGATGAGTTATCAGGCATAGAACCTAGTTATGATCTTGGCGAAGTATCTGTTTTATACGAAGTCCACTGTAATTTAGATATAGATGGCTTTGAAGATGTAGATGAAAACGGTAATATGACTGGTGTAAAGTTGCCCTATATTGTAACTATAGATGCTAACAGTAATAGTGTCTTAAGTATTTACCGTAATTATGCAGAAAATGACCCATTACGTAAAAAAATAGAGTATTTTGTGCATTTTAAGTTTTTACCTGGCCTAGGATTCTATGGGTTTGGTTTAACACACATGATAGGAGGTCTTTCAAAGGCCTCTACAAGCATATTAAGACAGTTAATTGATGCTGGTACCCTTGCAAACTTACCTGCAGGGTTTAAAACACGTGGAATTAGGATCAGAGACGAAGATACACCTTTACAACCAGGTGAATTTAGAGATGTTGATGCTCCAGGTGGTATCTTAGGGCAAGCTATACAACCTTTACCGTTTAAAGAACCTAGTCAAACACTTTTAAGTTTATTAAATTTACTTGTAAATGCAGGCCAAAGGTTTGCTTCTATTTCTGAAATTAACGTGGGTCAAGGTAATCCAAACGCTCCTGTTGGTACAACATTAGCCTTACTTGAAAGATCTACAAAAGTTTTATCAGCTATACATAAAAGACTACATAACTCACAAAAGAAAGAATTTCGTATTCTTTCTAATGTATTTCAAGAATATTTACCCCAAGAGTATCCGTATAACGTAGCAAATGCTAATAACAGTATTAAATTAACTGATTTTGATGAAAGGGTTGATATTTTTCCTATATCTAATCCTGATATATTCAGTCAATCACAACGTATTGCTATGGCACAAGAAATGATGCAATTAGTGCAATCTAACCCAGAAGTGCACGGCGCATCAGGTATTTACGAATCATACAAACGTATGTATGCTGCAATTGGAGTTGATAATATAGAACAAATATTAATGCCGCCTCCATCAACTGAACCACAACCACAAGAAGCTGGTTTTGAAAATAATGCATTATTACTTGGTAATCCTGCTAAGGCTTTTCCAGAACAAAACCATGACGCACACGTTGCAACACACATGAGTTTGTTGAATACACCTCCAGTTCAAATGAACGCACAGGTCCAAGCTTTAATACATGCACATATTATGGAGCATTTACAAATGAAAGCTAATATTTTAGCCCAGCAACAAATGCCACCAGAAGCTATGCAGCAGTTCCAACAATTACAACAGCAAGCTCAACAAGTTAGTCCAGCTGAACAGCAGGCTATTATGCAAGAGGCTAATAATTTGTTAGCACAATTTTCTGCTCCAATTATGTCTCAGCTTATTGCCGAATATACATCTAAAATAGCATCTCCTGATGACGAGGATCCATTAGTAGCTATAAGAAAACAAGAGTTAGCCTTAAAAGGACAACAATTAGCTATGGAGCAACAACAGTTTGTAGCACAAGAAAATAGAAAAGCACAAGACGCTGCAACTAGAGCTAAAATAGATCGAGAAAGAATTGATGTATCAGAAGAAATTGCTGAAATGCGTGATGAAACATCTAGAGCTAGATTAGATCAACAACGTGAATTTAAAAATTTAGATTTACTTACTAGAAATTAACAGTTGCAAAATTTAATTTAAGTATTCATAATACTAAACATGATTAAAAGAACAGAAATCAATCAACAAAAAACACCTACTGTAATGAAAAATAAAAATTCTTACAGTAACAAAGGCAGCGTGTCTTTGAAAACAAACCAAGGAACTTTTGATACAAATGTAAAGCCTAAGCCTGGTATGGGCAAAGGTAAAGCTAGAGGTATGGGTATTGCAAAGTTTGGCGGTAAGTTTTCTGGTGTTTATTGATGGATGCGGTTTGGATTGCTAAAAAGTTTTTAAAAGAAATAGAGGCAAGACGAGAAGACACTAAAGATGCTATGTTAGCAGGTTGTAGTGATTTTTCTCAGTACGAGTTTTTGCGTGGGCGGTACAGTTCTCTCGCTGACGCAGAAAATATATTTAGAGAGCTGCTAGGGAAAAACATACAAGATGACATCGAAGATACAGGTACCTGACCACGTAGCCAAGTCAATAGAAGCAGAAGAAAAACTCAAAGAACAACAAGAACAAGAAACTTTGCAAGAAGCAGAGGTTGAAGAAACTAATGAAAATTCAGCCTATGTATCACAATCAGCAAGAGTTTTAGATCCAACATTATTAGAAAAATCTTTAGTAGACCGTATGCCTCAACCTACAGGTTGGCGTATTTTAATTTTACCTTATGCAGGAAAAGCGGTTACAGAAGGCGGAATACACTTAATTCAACAAACGGTAGATAGAGAGTCTTTAGCTACAGTTGTTGGGTATGTGGTAAAAATGGGTCCTGATTGCTATAAGGATGAAAGTAAATTTGATCATCCTTGGTGTCAGGAAAAACAATGGGTATTAATAGGCAGGTATGCAGGAGCTAGATTTAAGCTTGGAGACGAGTCTGAGTGCCGTATCATAAATGATGATGAGGTTATAGCTACCATACTTGATCCTGATGATATTCTTGCAGTATAAGGAGAAATAATGTCTGAAGAAGCAGTAAAAAAAGAAGAAGTAGTTGAAGAGGGTGAAATAGTAGAACTTGAAGATAGTGTTGAGTCTGCTGATGCACCTGAAGAACAAAATGAATTAGTACAAAACGAAGATGACGATAATGTTGAATCTGAAACTGAATCTGATAAAGAGGAATTAGTAGATTATTCGGATAAAGTTCAAAAAAGAATTAATACTTTAACTAGAAAACTAAGAGAGGCTGAAAGAGGTCAAGATTCTGCTTTGCAGTATGCTCAATCATTACAACATAAAGTTGGTAGACTTGAGTCCTCTGTAAATACAGTTCAACAAAATAGCTTATCAGAATCAGAAACTAGATTAGAAGCACAAAAAGCACAAGCTATGGCATCTTTACAAAAAGCACATGAAGTTTCTGATTATGAAAAAGTAGCTCAAGCACAAGATGTTTTAGCTAAATTAGCAGTACAAGAGCAAAAAGTGCAAGAGGGCAAATTAAATATTGCACGACAAAAAAATATAGTAGATCAAAATGCATATAATTATGCACAACAACCAGTTCAACAACAAAGTACCTTTTCTTCTAAAATGCAAGAATGGATTGATAACGGTAATGGGTGGTTTTTAAACAACCCAGTTATGCACGAAAGTGGCGTTCAAATACATCAAGAATTAGAAGATGAGGGGTTTGTAATTGAAAGTGATGAATATTTTACTGAGGTAAACAAAAGAATTAAGACTAAACACCCTAATTTTTTTGGAGAATCAGCTCAATCTAAGCCATCACAAAAGGTTGCTTCAGCTGGTAGAGTAAGCGGAAATTCTGGTAAAAAACAGATAAAACTGTCTCCAAGTGAAGTTCAAATGGCAAAAAAATTAAACGTACCTTTGAAA